AGTTATCTGCAACAATTTTAACTTCTTCTAAAGATGGTAAATTAGAAGTAGCTTTTTCTGCATCTGGAATTAATTTAGTATTACGTCCTTCTATAAATGCTTGATTATCAGATAAGGTTTCTTTAACAGCACCTAATCCTTGTTTCTGATATGATAATGGTTCAGTTAATAATGTTTCATTTACACGTTGTTCCATTAATTTATTTACTGGGGTCTCTTGAGTTAATCCTTCCACTGGGATGTTATTCTCAATAACCGTAGCTCTAATACCTAATTCATCTTCTAATGGTTTAATGCGTTCTTCAAGTTTAGATACATAAGACTTCATAAACTGTTGGTTAGAACCTTTTAGTTCATCTACTGATTTTAATCTTGCATTACGTTCATTATATAAAGATTGTAATTGAGTTTGTTTATCAAGCATATCAGTTGCTTCTTTACCACGTAATTCTTCAGTAACTTTAATATGTGTAACTTTCTCTGGTTTAATTTTATCCAGACCTTTGAATGCTAATAAAGTAGCACCTAACTGATTAACTTCATTAAGACCTTCACTTATTTCATTTAATCTTCTTTCATCTAAATCTAATAAAGGAGTTAATACTTTCATCTCTGGACGACCAGTAGCAATTAAATTGGCTATCGTACCTCTGAATATTCCTATCTGAGTTTTAGTATCACCAAACACTTTATTTAATTGTTTAGTACCTTCTTGTACACTAATAGCTGGTAAGTTCATAACATCATCAAATGCTTTACCAGCTTTCTCACCAAAGATAGTTTTATTAGCGGTAGATATAGTAGTTAATAATTGTGGGAATCCGGTTAAACTAAATGCGCCATGAGCTACACCTTGCCCAATATTAATAGCACCAGCAATAGGGTTATCACCTAACTGTTCTAAACCTTTACCGATATAATCTGAAGGTGCAGAATAAATACTTGCCAGTTCTTGTATGCCTTTATATATGGTATCTGGGATTGCTATCTTACGCTGAGAAGAAACTTGCTGTTCTACCTGTCGTTTATTACGTTCTAATAAATTTGGGTCAACAGTGGTATCTTCTTTAGCAGAAGGTAAAGTGGAATATAGCATTTTAGAATATTTGCCACCACCAGTATTAGAAACCATTTGAGAATATTTTCCCATTATTTCCACAATCCTTGTTGTCTTAACTGTAATAATTCAGCACCAGTTGGCTTACGTCCTTCTTCCTTTTCAAAATCTGCTATAAATTCTTGCTTAGTCATTATCTTGTTATCATTAGAACCTGGTATAACTACATTACCTTTATCATCTTTATACCATTTAGCACCACTTAATCCAAGTTTATCAGCTATCTCTTTAGAAGGTACTGTTAATTTTTCAGACTTAACTTTATTTTCTGCATATTTACTTGCTTGTTCATAAGTCTTTAGATAATTACCATTATCATCAATCCAATAGTTATCGCCAGCTTTTAATCCAGCTTTCTTAAAATCTTCTTTATCAGCTTGTTTATCTGTTACTACATAAGGTGTCATATATTGATTATATTTAGCTAAACCAGTTTCATAATACTGTTTTACTTTATTTAAATCTTCTTCAGCTTTACGTTGTTTTTCAGCTAAAGTTAATTCTTGTATAGCGCCAGTTAATGCATTAAATTCTGATGGTCTATCTATATCCGCTATTATATATTTGCCATTTGCATCTTTCTTATATTCTCCAGTATCAATATTAAGATAACCTTTTTGTGTAGAACTGCCTGGTAATAAAGCAGTTTTATATGAATCTTTATAATCTTTAGGTGTTGGAGAATCAATCATTAATTTACCAGAAGAATCTTTAAGATAATTACCACTTGCACTTACTCTTGTTTTAGTTCCAGATTGATATGGTATAGGTGCATCAACTTGATAAGGATAAGTTTCAGGTTCTACTTTACTTATATTAAAGTTAAGTTGTTTTTCCTGACGTATATCATCTCTTTGTCTGAAGAAATTCATTAAACTTTCTTGACGTTGTATGCGAGACTGTTCTAAATCAAACTGACGTTGCTTTTCATTAAGTTCTCTATTCTGTAAAAAATTACTTAATGATACTTCGCCATAAGTAAATCTAAAAGGCTCTGCCATATTAACCTCGATTATTCCAATTCCAAGTGCCAACTTTTGTATTATTGCTATTATTAAATATATCTGCTACTTGATTAGGAAGATTACCTAATAATATCAAATTCTGATTCCATTTAGAATCTGAACGAGTTTGATTATATTGTGATTGATTCTGATTAAGTTGAGCCATACCAGTTAAGAAACTTAACATAGAATTACTGGCGTTAATAGCATTACCAGTGTTAGACAGAAATAGGTCTTTAGTGCTATTAACTACAACATCATTAATTTTACCAAGATTAGCTTTATTCTGTTCATTAGCTAATAACGCACTCGATTCAGTTCCTAATCCCATACCTCTATTGAATGCTAACAAAGAACTCGTTGAAGTGCCAGCAGATAAAGTACGTTTTAAGTTATTACTAAAATCAGTATAATATTTAGAATTAGGGTCGCTTAACTGATTAGCAGTATTTGATAATAATTCTTCTGGGGTTTTAGGAACTTCTTCTGGAGTATTTGCAGTATTAGTATTAGTTTCACCTTCTTGATACCAAACTGGAAACCAACCTTTATCTTTATAAGGATTATCTTTCCAGTTAATATCACCAGCGAACCCTCTGTATGGGTCAAAAGTCCAACCGGAATTGTAATCACCAGCATATACCCAATCTTTTATTTTACCGTAAGTAGATGGCTTTGAAGTTTTAGTCCCATAATCTTTGGGATTTTCTTTAGCTATTCCATAATTTTTACTTGAGACCCATCCCATCTTACACCTCTTTTTTATCTTCTAAAATTGTAACTTCACCAGTTTGTAAATCTATCGAAGCCCTTTTAATGTCAATTTCATTATCATCACAAAACTTTTGTATAATAAGATCACCATCTAATTGTAATTGGTTCACCTTATTAGAAATTTCCACTACGTCTCGTTTTAAAGACTTCATTTTCAAATCAATGACTTGTAATTTTAATTGTTCAATCTCTGATAATTTCATTTTGTTTTCTCTGTTTAGTTAATCGTTATACTAATTCTAAACTGGTGAGAACAGTATAACCAGTTCCGTTAATTGTTAAAGTACGCCCATAAGCATTTAACGTACCATCCGATAAAACAACTGTATCTACAAGTCCTTCTGTACCGATACTGACAACAGACTTCCCATTAAACGTATCGTATTCTGTCTTACTTATTAATCCAGCAGTTACACTTGCAGTTGCCGCCATTGGTATATTTAATGTATGGGTAGATGTCGCTGAACTAAACGCTGGCGCAGTACCACTTGTCCCAACAGCGAATGTTTGTGTCGCCACAGTCAAACCACCTAAAGAAGTAATTGCGGCAGTTAAATATCTCCCATCAATATCTACCGTTACAGTACCAGCGTCTTGCTGGGTTAAAGTTATTATCCCATCACCAGTATTAAACGAAGCAGAAGCTATCATGTTGCTATAAGCCGCATCCCAATTAGAACGGCTACCGGAACCATAATCAGTTACCCATTGTGCTGCACTATTCCAAGCAGAAGAATTATCCGTTATCGAAGTTCCCCAAGCACTACCAGTTGATAAAGCTATACCAGCACCTGGATAAACCATAGAGGCTGGCGCGCTCCAACTTAATATTCCGCCAGTTGCGTTTGAACAAGTTAATACTTGGTTTAATGTTGGAGCCACACTTGGAAATGAATAAGCAACATTATTTACTTTAGTTATATTACCACTTGCATCTACATCAAATAAAGTATCAATTTCAAATCCACCTACTGCGAGTAATCTTCCACTACATTGTAATCCATCTGGGTTGGGTGTAGCACCTTGTACTGCCCCAAGAGACACACTCACGCCAAATCCCGTACTTTCCCAAGACATAATGGGAACTGTACTATTCCACACTTTCCATAAAAAGTCATCAACTCCGACAGCCCCAGCTTTATATAATATAATTTCATCTTGGTCTATATAAACCCCACCACTTGTAGAAGGTGTAGAATTACCTTTAATAGTAAACCCGATTAGTTCACCAGCTATAACTTGATTAGCGGCTACTGTGCTTGTATAAACTCCAGTGTTATCAATATAGGTTCCATTAGCACCCACCCCATCCCAAGAAGCACCATTCCATCTCTTTAGTTGGTTTACTGTAACTGTAGTATCGAACCATAAATCACCAGGTAATGGAGAAGTTGGCGCAGTAGCACTATAAAAACTTTCGACTTGTCTTTCACTAATATCAACCCATGCTGGAGTACCTATTGTTGCATCCCAACGATATAGTTTTTTAAGTGTAGTATTATACCATAAATCTCCGTCTAAAGGTGAAGATGGAGCAGAAGAACTTCTCGTTGATATTATCCAATCTGCGCCAATAATATCACTACGACTGCCTATCTGCAACTTACCTTTTAGATAAGCATTAGAAGTGTATAGCCCTATTTGGTCAGAACCATATAAAGCGGAAAAATCTGTATCATTTATTGTCCCAAGTAATCCAAGCTGTGCCGCTGGTACAGCATTAAAATAACCCGAATAAGTGCTTATAACAGTAAGAATCTTAATATAAGGTGCGAAGTTCCTATTCCCAGCACCTAAATCTCTTACATCAGAAGTCATCATTACTATGACGCTTCCTCTGTCTGGATTTGTTGCAAGGTCATTATTCCCAAGCCTCACCAGCACATCACCAATTTCGAGAGAACCAATTTGAGCTGGTATATTGCCACCACTTTCAGAAGATTCTGTATAGGTGATAATATTGCCATTAACAGCAGTAACATCAAGTCTTAATTCTTTTACTACAGTAGCCCCATCCATATCAAATTTAGCAGTGTAAAGTAAATCTCCTACTTTGAAAGGGCTTAATAATGAATCATTAGAATTTTTAATTTCAAATTCAGTTTCATTAGCAAATACTACTATGCCGGAATCAGATAAAATTACTGCCCCATTTACAGTTCTGATACTTTGTGCATATACATTTTTAGCATAAAAATTATCTACATCTAATCTTTCAAAATGAGGATAAGGACGAGACTTTGCTGGTTTTTCAGTTAGAAAATCTTGAAAAGTAGTGTACCATCCTCTATCTCCTTTAACTTCAAGATATGCTTTGTCTCTATCATCGGAAGTTAAACGAATATCTCCACTTTTCCCTTGTCCACCATAGCCAACAGAACGCTCTGATGAATTGACGGCATCTATAAGAACGTTAATTTCTCTGGACACTTCTTGAAAAGTTGTAAGATGTTTAGTGCTTTTCATAACTCGAAAAATTTCCTTAAAGTAATATCTAATGAATATACAGAATTACCATAACCAGTGGCTTCTGTTATTTTCACTTGTAATAGTTTACCTTCTTCATAATTTCCACCAGATTTAAATTCAGATGACGTCAAAGAAGTAGTTGGAGTAGCTCTATTCTTGCCATAAGTTATTGTCGGAGCCGCAGTTAATGCTGTGCTATCCATAGTCGGACGATAGAACACTTTGCTTAATGATGGATTACCAAAATCCAGTACCTTAGAAACCCAATAGAATGCACGATAAGTTATACTTGAAGTCGCTATATTACCACTTAAAGCATCTAACATTGAAGAACCAGTGGCAACATAAGTTTCTCCAAATTTACCGACAAATGCACCAAATCCAGTAGAAGTATTGCCACATGCAGTAAATTGTAGCCAACTATCCCACCTTTGTTTCGTCACATGAAATGTCCAAACATTACTATAACTACCTGTATGGTCGGGTACTATAAACAAAATCAAATTTTTAAGTGAATGAAAAACAACTACTGGGGTTTTACTTTGTTCGCCTACTGTATAATTTTTAGCAAATCCAGTCCAATCATAAGTGGCAGTTACATCTGTTTTAATAGCATCGCCAATCGTCCTTATCTGCTCTCCATCATGCCAATAAGCATTTTTATAATCACACCAAAACATCCCATAATCAGTTATTACTATACTGCGCTGGGACAAACAGCCAACACCAACAGTTGTATCTTCGATATAGAATCCATCAGCATTAATGCGATAAGCATTATTCTCATCGAATGCCCATATCTTACCATTGAACGCTTTCCAAGCTGTAGGTATTGATGGTAATTTTAAATAATCACGTGTCCAATCAAACATATCATAACGATATTGTTTAGAACGGAAAGCAAGAAAAGCAGATTCTGGCATCTCAGATTTGTAACAACCAGCAACGTAATGGTAAGCATTTAAATCTGTATCTAACGAATAATAAACATCGGAAGTAGTAAGAGTTTCTGGAATACCAGTTTGTTCTTCATAAGAAGATAATATATCAGTATTATTATCTACATAATCTATGGTCTTATGTGCACCGGATGTCGCCCAAGATATATTAGCACCAGTTCTGTCAACATATCCAACCGCACTTGTAACATCTATTGACTGTTGCAATCTCCATAAAGTAGAGTCAGATAAAGAAACCTTACCATAAGTTTCATATCTACGATATATTTTGATACCAGTTACTCGTGCGTTTAGGTTGGCAATCGTATTTAAAGTTACTGTAAGAGTAAGATAATCAAAATCTTGTCCATGAGCTGGAATAGAATAACTTGCAGTAGAATTACCAATAGGGCTTTCTTGTATTCCATCATATACTAAAGATATATTATAATAATATTTTTTACTGGAATCGAAAGTAGTAGAACCATTATGCCCTACTATATCTATGTCGAAAGTAGCGGAATGGTCAGTAGAATAAGTGGGTCTTGATATGCCAGCATTCCCATATTGCCAAGATTTACTTGCACCACCAAAATGTCCATAATCACAATTTCCTATCCAAGTGGGAGTAGTTGGGACACCAGTGGTCGTTCCATTAGCTACTCTTACTTCTTCATTATGAACTACCATAGAAGTTGCTGTTGATGCTATCGCAGTTGCACCAAAATTAGATGCCGGAGAAGCCGCATAAAAATCAGTTACTATATTCAGATAACCAGCATCAGCATAAACTAAATTCCATTTAGAATCTTTAGTTTTAATCCAATCAAATAATCTGCCAGCGGTAGCGGTAGTCGTACCCATAGTTTTAGCAGTAGAAGTAGGTATAGCTTTTAATATTCCTTCAGCGGCGTCAGCATCTATATTGTTAGAATCTGATGCAGCATTATCAGGAATATCTTCTGAATCTGCTCGTTTAATAATTCCTTTGTCAAAACTGACAATAGAAAATCTTTCTTGTGACATTATCAATAGCCTGGTGTAAATATTTCTTTTGGTATTGAGGGACTTGAATTAGCAAATCTGATACCTTTATGGACACTCTTTTCAAATTCAGTAGCAGATAATTGTAACATTGCAATATCTTTGACCATAGCAGTAGAATTATCTGGAAATACTTTTTGTAATGTAGAATATAATTTATACAATCTTTCCATTACTCCACTTCTAATTCCTTCATGAAATTGTGAATCTATTTCAGTTAAAGAGCTGGTAATAGTTTTAGTAGGTGGTACTGCCACATATTCACAATAAATATAAGCTACTTCTGCTGGTATTTCAGTTATAGCACAATTAAGATAATCATAAAATCTAATCTTCCCATTTTCGATTATGAATTTAAGTTCATAAATTGCTTTTGCATATTCACCATCAGAATCTTTGAAAGTAACTTTAGTTAGTTTATCACCATCAATATCAGCAAATTCAGTGAGTAAAGTATATTCTACCGTATCAGCCACAATAGTTATCGTATCGGTTTTTTTATATATTTCAGTTCGATGTGCAAATTCTTTAATCCTTTCATTAATCAATTCAAGAATTAAGGTTTGCCCAGCTTGTGGAACTTCAACTTGGCACATTTCAAACATATTGTATATCGTCATTTAAATCTCCTTTAAGAAGTAGCAAACCATTCAACAGCAATAGTCCCAGAAGATGCTGTCGTTCCGATACTAAAACTTTTCGCAACAGCGAATGGAAGAATGATTGCTTCACCTGGATTTAGTACTGCTAATATAGATTCATCTAATGAAGTATCGCCAATAGTCAAAGTTAAAGTAGTAGCAACTGCAGCACCTAAAGCTGAGCTACTTGAATATGCATAACCAGTATGTTTTACATAAATAAATTTACAAGAAGCAACAGCTAAATATCCACCAGAAGATTCATAAACGGGCGACCCTGCAGAATATCCCGAAGTCGTTCCCCAAGTTACAGTTACGTTTCCATTACCACCAACTGTATGCCCTACATCGGTTGCCATTACATCACTTGCCAACCCTTCTCCAGCGGCATGGGAATAAATTGGTGTAGCTGATACTGCAAACTCTACTCTACTCGCCATAACAAACTCCTATATTAAACTCATAACTAATTGAAATTCTTTTCTGCACTGTTCTATTATACTGTTGAAACTTTGTATTTGTCCCATTATCTTCTGAATACCCAAAGAGTATTTTTGAGATGCTTTATTAATGTCTTGCCCATACAACCCAACTTGTGCCTGGAACAAATCTAAATTAGCTTGATATTGGGAAATAGATGTTTCTAATGTTTTTGTCTTATTAACAATATCTATTTCGGCAGCTTTACTTCTATTCTGAATATCAACAACAGCAGTCTGCTGGTTATTCTGTAATGCCGTTTCGATTGCTTTAGCCGCATTAAATTTATTTAGCTCTACCACTTTAGTTGACTGGTTTATCAATCTTTCTTGGTCTAATTTAGACTGTTCGATTAATTTCTGTACTCCAGCATTGTAAATTGCCAGTTCTTTATTAAAAGAAGCAATGGAGTTCTGAATATCATTTGAATATAATGCTAATTGAGTTTGTCTATCTGTCGTCCATTTTTCTAAATTAGATTTATATTGTGTAACTTCTTTATTGACATTTTCTCTATATGCATCTACAGAAGAAATATATCTCTGTAAAGAATCTTTATATTCACTTATTAAAGCATTGAGATGTTGCGCTTGGTTCTGTATTGATAAATCAGTGGTCTTATTAGCAGACATCATCAATCGTTCTTGGTCAAGTTCAGACTGACGTATGGCTTTTTGTATGTTAGCTCTATATTCTTCTACTTTAGAATTAAAACCATTTGTTTCATTTGTAATATTGCTATTATAAAATGCTATCTGTGCCTGCTGATTGCTTATTTCTGTTTGTGCTTTTTCGAGGTCTTGTGATGTTGCTATGTAAGTACCAGTATTAGAGAAAGCTATCGAATTAGATGACTTAACATAAACTGGTATAGAACCAAAAGAACCTATTGTAGTAGCAGTATAAGTTCCTAATACCGCATCTGAATAAGAATATACTGGAGCAGAAGGTGTTGTCGGGACAGTAGAACTTATCGTTAAATCAGAAGGGGCGGTAGTTAATGTGCAAACTGGCATAGTATATACTGGAGAAGTAGGTAATGAACCAATAGTAGTTGCCGCAGTAATATCAATAGAAGCTGGGACAAAAGTTCCATCCGTATAACTTGCATTTGTATAACTTGCGGTAGAATAAGTGAAACTTGCCGCATTAGGTGGAGTAGGTGCTGAAACCGCATCCATTGCCAATGATACTAAAGAATCATAAGCTACGTTAGTTTTATACATTAATTCTTGTATAGCTACATCTAATATGACAGCTTGTTCTAATTCTGATGGGAAGCCACTTATCGAAGTAGAAGAATAAGTAACACCCGATGGATAACCTACTCCGATTACAGAACCACCAGAAGGTATCACATAAGCCTTAGTAGCTTCTACATAACATACGGGGTCTGTTGTTGTTGCTTCGTGTATCGAACCAGTAGAAGGAACTACATATATCACCAATCCAGTTCCACCAGTAGGTGCTACGGTAGTAGTTTTTAATCCTTGTGTAAAAGCACTGCCAGCATTTAGAATTTCAATCGAAGTTGGTACTGTTGCAGTTACTCCAGTAATCGTACAAGTTCCAGAAGTACCTTGAGATAAAGTTACTACATCATTAACAACATAACCAGTACCAGCAACAGCAATATATACACTTGATAATGCACCCGCTGGGGTTACTTGGGTTTTTAAACCAGCATCAATTAATCTTGCCCGATAGCCACCTTTATGTGCTCTAATAAATCTTATGGAAGATATATCTAAACCACTACCTGAATCAGTAGAAGTTGAGGCATATTTTTCAATTTTAGATTCTGGAATAGCATTAATAATGCTTTTAATAGAAGCATTAATTAAGTCGGTCATAGTAGTAGTATCTGCTATCGTCCCAGTATAAAGTTGAATTCGAGTTTGTAATGTGCCAGCCATCTTTACCTCTTATAAAGTGGGGAGTGTTTCCACTCCCCTGCTCAGTTTAGCGTTGTACCTGGATAATAGTGAAGTCAGCATTAGTTGCATTTAATGTTGAACCACCATTAAGATTGAATGCGTAATACGGTAGGACAGGAATTCTTACTTTAGCACCAGAACCAATAGCCGCAACAGTAACCACATCTGCAACTGGAAGATTTGGGTCAAAAGTAAATTCATAAATTAGAGGAGATACCGCTAATACAACATCATCAAATACTTGTTTAATCTTAACTCCATCTGTGGCGGCTACAGTAGTAGCATCACCCGTCAATGCGAATGATGAGGTATAGCCACCCCATAGGTCAAGTGGTAACGCTTGACCGTCAGGCGTTGCAGCACATTTTAATAACAAAGTCCATTGCTTTGTTGGGTCTAAATCTGCTGGTGTTTTCAATGTATAAGCATCATTTTCCGCAGTAGTAAAAGCTACGTTGCAAGTGATTATCATTGAATTTTTGCTTGACGATTTATTTGTCCATGCACCTTGAGTTAAAGCCATTTTATACTCCTATGTTAAATAAATTCATACATGTGTTGAGTTTTGAGCAATTTGAAATACAATCCCTGTTGCCCTTTAATTATATCTTTTACACCTTCATAATCATTATCAACTTTAACATCATTACGATATTGGTCGGCTCTACGTTCCATGATACCAACATAATCCAAATTAGGTATTACCATCACTTTAGCGTAAGTACCTCTTAAAGATTTAGTAGGAGTTAAATAGATAATGCCATGAGGGGTTTGCATTTCTCTAACTGCAAATCCAAGAGTATTCCATTTTTGGTCGCCTAATTCTACTTTGCCTAACCAGCCAAATTTCTTATCAGTAGAAGCAGCTTGTTTGGTCACAATAGACATTACAGAACGTCCACAGAATCCAAAGGCTTCCATAGAATCTCTTTTATCGAAAATTACTTCAGTAGTATCTGTCAAAGTTGAGAAGTCAAATGCTGTTTCAGACATCTTAAAAATGTTAGCATCTGGAGTATCGGCTACAGATGTATATTCAGTTCCCCATCTGCGTAGAATAGGAATATAACCGTAGGTAGTTCTTACAACACCAGAATTACCAGCAGAATCAGTCAAGGTTCTGAGAGATGCTTCGGAGAATGTTCCAGAACCATCAAGATTAGTACCAACAGTAGAAACAGATTTTAAGAATGCTTCTTCTTTAGATACTTTATAGTTCTTAAACATTTCTTCTCTCAAACGAGCCATTTCATTTGAATATCCACGTAAGTAACCTTCGACATCCATATCCTTAGTTACTTCAGCAGAATCAGAAAAGAATCCAACTGAGTTCCAGATTGTTGATAATTCGTCGTTGCTTCCTTCATGAGCAACAGAACCTTCACCTCTTGCTCTATAAAGTACAACAAACACATCACTTGCCGCAGTGGTAATCGAAGTTACGCCAGCCATTTCCTTCACTTTTAAAGTAGAAGTAGAAGTAGCATTCGTAATCATTACTTGACCTTTAAGAGTAGCTCTGGTTGTGTCGTAAACTTCACATACAAGACCTTCCCAAGATGAATCTACTGAAGCTGGAAGTCCTACTGGAGTACCAGTTACTGTTAAAGCATTGGATTCTGCGCCACTTGAATTAATTGTTTCGGAAGCAGTTGAAATTACAAATTCTCTCTTAGCAAATCTGGATTCATGTTCAAACAATTTGTAAAGAGGGTCTTTAGTTTGTTTCACTTCTAATTGATACATAACAGTCGAGAATGGTGTGATGTCAGAATATAATTCTGCCACTGTATCTGGTTCTGGATAGAAATCTCTGCGGTCAAGCCACAACTTCGATGCAACACCATTATCGAATAGGGTTTTTGTTACACGTGCCATTTATAAATCTCCTTAATTTCGTGGTTCAGTTTTGAATAAACTATGTTTATTACCTTTACGATTTTTTATTTCTTGCATAAAGGTAACTTGTTCATCATTTTCGTTCGTGTTAGTATTCGATATAGAAAGTGGTGAATGATAATTAATACGTCTATCTGAAGTCAGTTCTCTTTTTTCTGTATTAATTTGTTTGCCATTCTTAGCCATTTCCATTTCATATAATTTGACATACAAAGAAGGGTCATCTTTCACCATAGCTCTTTGCATAAAATCGAATACTTCTGTTGCCTTTTTAATATCTCCACCAGTTGCCTTAGACAATCTTGAAATATGTTCAGCTTTACGTCTCGCATATTCCTGAGTTTGTAACTCTTTATTCTTCTGCTCCTCGAATGTTTGAGTTACTGCGCTAATCTGTTCGTTAATTTGAGATTCTCTAAATTCTTCATAAGCATCTTTTCTTTCATAATATTCTTCCAATGCTGTATCAAATTTAGCAGATTCAGATTCGGGATATGCTATTGCATCAGCTTTATTATATCCAATAGGACGAGTAGGTTTAACTGGTTTAGCTAATTGTTGCTTTGGCTCAACTTCTGCTGACTTAGGTTTAGTAACCAATTCTTCCAGAAGTTTAGCACGTTCTTCTGCACGTATTCTACCTTCAAGTTCTTCACGATATAATCTATCACGTTCAGAAATTTTACGTTGAAGATTCACATACGCTTTAGCAGATTTCTCTTTATCCCAACTTTTAATTTCTTCTTCAGTAGGGACAGATTCAATAGGTTCTATTTCATTAAATACTTCTTCAAATTGATTCTCAGCTGCGGATTCATCAAATTGTTCTGAAGTTTCAAATGGTGTTTTACCAGGTTTTAAAGACATTTTGTTCTCCTATGGTATGCTATGCATTTACCATTATTTATTGTTATTAATATGTACCTAAAATTCTCAAGTGAATATTATGGTACCATTTTAGTTGTTGCCATTTTTGTTCACCTTCTTGTTTGTATTTTTTATTAAATCATTCATTCTCATTTTTGTAAGATTGACAGTAGATTTTAAATCATTAACTAATGCTTGTAAATCTGTTTTAGTTTTCATTTCAGAAACTTTCTGCTCTTTCTGTATGTTCTCTCTCTGCAAAGTTTCGATTAAACCTTGTAACTTTTCATTCTGTTGTTGTAACTGCATGATAGCGTTTTCAGCATTTCTTATTGTATCTTCATCTTGAAGCACTTCATCAACATTATCAATAGGCAGTTGTTCAATTATAGGAGAAGCATTTTTAATAATACCATTTTGATAAGCCGCAGTTAAGGTCTGTAAATTTTGCTGTCTATTAGTAGGCAACATAGAGCCAGCTATTACACGAACATCATATTCCATATTTGTAATATTATTTAATAATATTATATCACCATTTTGCTCATCTAATGTAGGTTCGTTAAAAGTAATTTGGCTTGCTTGTTTATAATTTGGTTTAATAATGCGAATTTCTTTTTCAGTAGTATAAACATTAGGTATCAGTTGAGATATTACTTTAGCCATCTGGTTAATAGATGCCTCAATTTTACGTTGTTTGTAAGAGGCTCTACGTTGCATCATTTGGTCTATCTGTTGAGTACCACCAAGAGTACGTGGTGCAGAAGTAACTTCCCCATCTTGGAACGAATAAGAACCAATAATTCTCTGTATCTGACGAATAATATTTTGTTTCTCAGCAAATGCTGCATTAGGCATAGGTGGATATTGTAATGCGAAAGGCGCAGTATCCCCATTTTCAAAATCTACTTCGATGACTGATACACCAGCTTGCTGTAATGCTTCCTCTACTAAAGTTTTACTTGCAGAATCTTTCTGCATAATAAGTTTGAGATTGGTAATGTTAGATAAATAAGTCATCATCAAATTACTTAATTTATCTAACTGTTGCTGCAAAGGAGTAGTAATACGAATATCGCCCATTGGGTAAGGAGTTCTATCGTGGTGCAGCATACATGTGATAATAGGATAGTCTCTAATAGGGAGAACTTCATTAGCAATTTCAATACCACCAACAGACAATACTCGCTGGATTCTATCAATTAATGGTTGCTTAACAACAATAACACCATTTTTAACCAATTCTCCTTTAGTCACCATACTAACAACAGTAGTCTCTCCAGGTACGGCATAAGGTTCAGATTCTAAACCGGAGACCATTATTGGTGGCGCAGAAGGATTATTAGGGTCAATGATTAAATGGAATACCATCCCATATTGAGAAACGATTTCATTTAGTTTCTGCAAAGCAACGGGGTCAGTAACATATTGTTCTCTACCAGCTTTAGTAAGAATAGCTGCTGGTTCTGCTAACCATTCATTAAGTTTATCTTCATTTTCAAATACATTTTCATAATTTGAAGTTAAATCTTTCACATGGTAACGCTGAATTTTAATTTTAGTGTAACGGTCTATAACTCGGCAATAGTCTCCAGATGTAGTAGTTGGATTTAATATTTGCCCAGTATTATCAGCTCCATGTATAGAAAATGTTTCTGGAGATTCTTTTTCAGCTTGAGAAAAATCTGTTGTAGGGTATATGACTTTCAGCTTGTTTATGGATAATACTTTAGAAACTAATATGTTTTCTCCATCTGTACCATCTTGTTCTTTACTTGAAGGGTCAAGATACAGCTCTTTAATAGGGTCAAGATCGGTAAATAATATTTCACCTTTACCATAATCAGCATTAGGGTCAAAATACACTTGTATTCCACTAAGACCAATTTCAATAAAATCTCTGGTAAATTTATCAATCTTAGATTCACCTTTAGACTGATACCATATCCAATCAAATAATTTAGCTACATTAGAAGAAGTTTTAAAATCAGATTTCTCTGTACCAGTAGCGGAAAAACGAGGTGGATTTTCTGTAAGTTCAGCTATAATTAAATCAATAGATGGGAGTATCTCGTTAACTGGTATAGCCATTTGTCCACGTGCTTCAAGAACTTTCTGGTGTTCTTTCTTCCACGCATTAATCTTCACTTCCCTATCTTGGATAGCCAGTTTCTTCCAAGTTTGCCGACTGCCACTGGAATAGTCTCTAAATATCTGCTCAGATAATATAACGTCTTTAGTTTTTTCCATCATTATTCCGCAGAAAAATGTGTTTTGTCATTAAAACCATCGCACATAACTCTTAAAGCATAGCTAATCTGGAATCCTTTATCATTAAGTTTAGGAAGCCAGTGAGTAGAAGATTCGCATTTAGGGCATTTAGGATATTCCGCATTAGGATTGATATGAACCTCAAATTCATGCCCACATTTATCACATTTTAAATCTTTAAATACTGCCATTAGTTTAACATCCAAGAATTGTTATTAGCTCGACCATAACGAATATCTTCATAGTCCATCATTATTTCTTGTTTAAATAAAGGTGTGGTCTTTATCGCTACTGAATGAGAAGGTGCAATTAACCGTTTAGTAGCTAAATCTAAACCATCTAATGTATCGTCATGCTTACCACGTGGGTACATTACCATTTCATCAACAAATTCTGTATGAGATTTTTTAATCCATAATACTCGGTTATAAAGATAGGGATGTAAGCGTTCAAGACGAGAGGACTTTTCAGTTCGTGGTGTTATCTTAGTTTCCATCCCCATCACAAAAAGGTTTTCTTCTCTAAGACGTTTGCGCAGATAATCACGTAGCATTTCTTGATAACCGACGGTTTCTACGTGGACTCTTGTAAATTTATGGTATCTAATGGAATTTATAATTTGCTCTGCATGTACAGTAGGGGTTACACGTTTACGAAAATAATCTAACATATAAATATCTTTACCAGTATAAGCAATAGGCATAGACACTGAAAAATCAGCTGTTTGTTTAGTAGAAGAAGCTGGGTCAACACCAAGAAATGTATTAACTGGTATAATTTTAGGTGTTATTAGTTCCTCAATGGTATATTCTGTATCCCCTTCGTGGGTAATTTTCATATAAAGAAAGCCATCTAATTCAGTTAGATGACCATCATACCAGCGAAGATATTCTTTTTTCATCAGTCTATCTTCGTCTCCAACAATTTGGCATAAATATTCTGAATAGAACTTAGATAATTTTCCCAGTTCTTCCAGTTCTTTCTTCTTGTTCATCAACCATTCATAAGGATACATCTCATTCCAGAGGCATTCCTTAGTATCTTCATCATATGCTTGGTAACGTTTAGTAACCCAATTAGTAGCATTTCTTAATCTTTCTACAATGCAACCTTCACGTATAGGTGTACCAATTACTATTACTCTACCATTACGTCTATCAAGACCAGCAAGACCACCAAGAAAATAATCAAAGTTCTTATCCATTTGTTCTTTAGTAATGGTGTTTAGTTCATCATCTGGGTCATCAAGAAGGTATAGGGTAATACGGGTATCAGATTCTAATGCACCACGAACGGGTTGCCCAGTACCTAATGCTTTAATAGTAACCCACCAGCGACCTATTTTGACTTTGATTTTATCTTCACGCCAAGTTTCAGCTACATTTTCACCAGAATAACCAAATAACTCTCTAAATGGTTGGCTGTAATTAAGCACATCTTTAATTTTAGTAAGGCGGTTTATAGCTTCAGGACGGGTTTTAGACTGAATAAGCACAAATTTATCACCAATATCGAATATTACATGGTCAAATACAGCCATAACAGCCTTAGATGATTTAGCAGTACCACGTGGTGCTTCGATTAATGTCTGTATTGAGCTACGGTCAGTAAGATAAAGGTCTAATTCGGAATGAAATGGGGGAGATGGAAGATAATACGTTTGAGGACTTATGGTTTTACCCAAATAAGTAAGGCTATCTGCGCATTTCTGTATGACTTCAGTTTTGGTCATTAGCTAAAAACGCCTCACTTTTTAATAAGGGACAAATATAATAAATATTTTACGAATGTCAATAGATGTAATGACGTTTTTTAATGCTCCTTTGCTCACAGAACTACAGTAATCAAAGGTCAAATATCCAGATACATTAATTTGGCTGTTCATAGATTGCTCTTTCTATTTGTGTTCGTTCTTCCAGTATCTTTTTAGTTCTTTCTACTGACTTTTCCCACACTTCTCTCTTAACCAGTACATATTTATCATATTTTACATAGTCCACTGGCTCTTTATCGAGCATATCTTTAGCATCAATAAAGGCTTGGTATTCAGGTAAGCGACTTGTACGTGGCATTAGTCCTTCTTCTTTTAGTTTTAGATAACTGTGAATTAATAACATTAATAGTTAATGGTTTACATACCACTAATTCTACTGCTTTATATGGCATATAATATATACCATTAACAGCTAATCCTAATTCATGTAATAAATCATATTGGCGTTGATAGCAGAACCATTTATCCATAATTTTTTTTATAAAAATTTTTAGAATATGTTATTTAAATTTAGCTAAGGTGGTTAATATGTTCATATATTTTATTAGATATTTAATTTAAAATATGTGTATGAACAATAATATATGTGAATATGTAAAAATATGTTATAAGAATATGATGTATAATCAAAAAATATGTTATAGAATTTATTTATGTTAAATTTAATAGATACATATATGTTATGTTATGTAAAAAATAGGTGTATAATTTATTCTGGTCTCTCCCCTTCCCCCATACCCCCATCCTTATGTCCTGTAGGGGTATCATTTCTATTAGAATTTCCATCAGTATTTACATTACCTATTACCTCTTGTTTTATTTCAGTAGGAGTATTAGATTTGAAATTATCAAAACTATCATAAGTCCTTGTTTCTTTTATCTTTGCAGTATTACCATCATATATTTCTTTATAGAATCTGGCTGTACTTAAGGCATCATTAGTACTTTTAATATTTTCTTCAGCTTTTACTGTAAGTTCTACTATTTTATCTAATGGATTTATACCTTTATCTAAGTAATATTGAACTAATCCATTATCTATTTCTTTTTTCACTATTTCATCATTTAGCATAGAATATATCCTCTTTATATACTTGTTATCATTATTACTGTAAACTCTTACAGCTAAATTTTTTATGTCATTTATATTAATATGCTTAGTATTCTTATATACTATAAGTCTTATTACTTCACTAACTAACTTCACCTGCCTTAAATTTATTCTTTTATATTTAGTCCTATGATGTTTATACACTTCTATATTCTTATTAAAATTAATAGCAGGCATATTTTTATTTTTTTCTATCTATATTATATGTTTAGTAATATATTATATATATAATACTATATATGTTATTATATATATCTTTACAAATTCTTTCGGGGTTGACCCCGCAAAGGTAAGCCTAAATTTTAATTCTGTCAATACGTGTAAACTAATAAATAAACCCCTATTTAGTAAATTTTACCTGTAACTAAGAAATTATTACCTCTCTATTTGATACAATAGCATCTATTTTGTATTATATCAATACAAAAATATACCTATATTGTATTACTTTGGTACTTTTATACTTTGGTACACCGTTTGATTCTATTTAACCATTGTACCGTTGTTTACATATTGATTGACAAACTTACAAAGTTTAGTTTGGGGCAGTTAGTCTAAAACTAACGGAGATATTATGATGAACTTATTATCATATGAACTACTAAGCGCAAAAATTGCAGAATACAAAAGCAATTTTGAACTAAATAAAACCTTAGCTGTCGAGCAGCTTATCGAAGCTAAACAATTAAAAATGCTTGAAATTAAAGACTTATCAGACTTTACTGCTATTCAAGCTAAAATTACAGAAATTACTGAACTTGATACAGAAATCCAAGCTATTAAAAAAGAAACTCCAGATTCTATTCAACCTAAGCAAATATTCCTATTCAATGGCGAATTATTTGAAGGACGAAAGAACGTTGTCGGTGTTGTAAAAAATAGCAGAAAAGACAAGTTTGCTGATGGTGACTTGGTGAAATTATCTTATAAAGGCATTGAATCAGAAACTTATCGAGTTTCCCAAATTGAAGGCAAAAACCCAGTAGTTATTAACAACCTAACCAATACACCTTATTCGCCAAGTACATTAACTCTTAAATTTCATACTGAGCAATTAGGCAAGCCTGCGCCACCAAATGGACATGGAATGGCTGGACTTTCTCACCCATATTGGGTAAAAGCAAACTGAATTATAACTGCCCCAAACTTTACTATTTTATTAAAACTAACCTAAGCTGGTTACAAGTCCAGTTGAAAAATAGCGAGTAGATAAACTTCTCATTTAGTCAGAGGTGGCAGTTATTCAGCCTTAATAGTGTTTACACATAGCCTCTGATTATTTTTACTGCATCTGTATCAATTTGAGAAAATCAATTTGAGCCTCTACAAGACGTTCTATTTAATCGGACGGGTATTTTATCGTTTTTGCTAAATAAACGTCACCTTGAGGCTATATAAAAGAAATTAGCCTATTTCTAAACTATACTTGGAATCAAAATTGAAGAAATTAGAAGCCAAATCCGAAAAACAAATTTTTTACCTTACACCGGATAATCGAGTGTACACTAAATTCGATGAACTGGGGAACAAAGAATTTGAAGTTTGCTATGGTATGCTCGATTTAGTATGCACAGTATTGTTATCTGATAAAAATACAACTATTTTAGGTAAGGTACTCATATTATTTACTGTGATAGCTATTTTGTACTTTGTCTATATAGCATTATTCAATTAACAAAAAACGGAGATAATATGGAGCGCGGGATCCCATATCCAACATCTGCTGAAATAAAAGAAGTTATGGAAAAACATCCTTCTATTACTTCAGTTTTAGGTGAAAAATCAAATGTGATAGCTTCTGATGAAGCTATTATTCTACTGGCTCAAGACCGTCTGCCAGAACCAACTGAAGTTGAAACAAACATCTATCAAAAATTTGCTGATGAGTTCAAAACTACATTAGCAGAAATTGGGCTAAACGAAACTGAAATCAACATTGTTTTACGTCAGTTGGTTATGAAATTTATGTTGTTTCTCTCAGTGAAAATACTAACTCGCGGATTAAAAAAGGCATTAGATAAATGCGGATGTGAAGATTGTAAATGTGAAAAATCTTCTACAATGGTTGATAAAGATGGTAATTTAATATGAGATTAATATATAATATTATACTGGCTATTTGTCTCATCGGTCTTATATTGCTTGGGTGCTAACATCCAAGCATATCTCCGTGAAGTCCACCCACAGCAATGTGGGTGGTTTATTTTAATTAGAAACTGGCATAGCGAATGGTCGCCACTTATTATGTTAATAGAACTCACGCGAGCACGTCATCCCGTAGCACTTAGGTAGTAATCTGCTCAAAGATGAATTCGATAGCCATACGGTCAAGTCAACGCAGGTACTAATATTATCATATAACTGTTAGGTTCGATTCCTTTTATGCCAGCTAAAAATAATTTAGATGTGAAAACATTAAGGAGATGATAAAATTCAAACTTTCATGCCTTATCCAGATTTTGTTAAATCAGCACAATGCTTAGATAATAAGCGTTTAGGTAAACAACGTGTTGAATGTTTGCAGATACTTAAAGCATTAACCATACCAGATTATGGATGGAAGAATCATCCAATAGTTAAGATGTGGAAGGGTTATGAAAGTTTATTATGTATTTATGGTATCAAAATGTCGGAAGAATGGATTAAACGTGGTTATAGAGACACAATGCTAAATAGATATAATTCTCCATTAATTACGAATGAAGAAGTGATCGTTTTATCTAAGCATATTGAACCATATCCCGTTTTATATCCATTTTGGTTTGGCAACAAATCATTCCATTTATCTCATCAATCCAATTTGTTGCGTAAAGATTATGCTCATTATTCAAAGTTTTTTATAGATGTACCTAATGATTTACCATATCAATGGTATAATCCAGAAACTAAATTATTTTACACTACAAAATAATTGGATTGATTATGAACTGTAAAAAATGTCAATATTTGCAGAAGATCACTGGTAATTCTAAAGCAAGATGTATGTCTCATGGATTAGAAGTATTACTTCGCAGATTTGAAAAACAGCAGATAGCTAATGCTAAAGCTGAATTAAGAGAATTACGCAAATTAAAATGAAATTGCATTCAACATATTTATATAACTTGTTTATGATTATCGTATTAATCATTGCAATATTAATTGCCCTGCGGAATAAGGGCATCATCTAATAACTAACTAAGGAGCCAGTATAATGGCAAAGAAAAGCACAAGCACTTTAACCAGTGCGAAGAAAACTGTAAAAAAGACTGAAAAAGTTGAAACTGTTTCAGTTAAATTACAATTACCTGGTCAACTTGCTGAAACAGCAAAGGTAAGACCAACTGTCGCAGAATTAATTGAAGACAGAAATCTTGCTAAGTATGAAGTTTCTGTTAATGGACAAAAAGTTGCAGCTGACTATAAGTTCGCTAAGAACGACATAGTTCGTGTTGGTATTCCAACTAAATCTGCTAACTAATTTCTGCAATTCACGGAGATAATCAGTAAAATGGTTATCTCCCGTTTTATATGCAAAACGGAGAGAGAAATGAAAATTGAAACATTCCAATATGAAATTAAATTTCGTATTGTGATGATTTTAAATCAGATAACGAAAGAATCTCCATCAGCAATTAGAAAAAATCTATCAAATATTTATGAATACGCATATTTATCAGATGCGAAATATTTGTTGATGGAAGGATTCACTAACTACGAATTATCGAATGAAATTTTTTATAAAGATGATGTAGCTTATATTGCCAACCATTCAGAAAAGTTAGTTATTGACGCTTATCTACTTGTTACTGGACGTGGAAGTGAAATTAAAGATGTGCGTAAATGGCTTGAAGATAGAGAACACATATTTAGAGATATTGATTATCGAGTGTCGCAGATAAGAAATACAGAATATGAAATTTATAAAAATATCCAGAAAATATCGTCTTATATTCCATTTAGTTGGGAATCAGCTATTAAAATAGCCAAACAAATGAAAATTAAATGTTATCATAAAGATTCTGCTGCTGATACATTATCATTCGAACTTGGTAAAATTAAATGCGGTGATGATGAAGAAGGATATATCAATTATCAGAATATAATCATCGAACTAAATAAAAAGATGAAGTTATGCAATATTATATACCATTTTAATAAATGGAAATATAATGTTCAATGGGGTTGGTTTGAAGATCGGCTACATCCTCATGTGGATAATACACATCTATGCGAAGGCAATAGACAAGAAGATATGATTATCTACCGGATGCAGTCTGACTGGGGATTTTTATTATCAACTTATCGTGAATGTTTCGCAAGTTATGATTCAACATCAACTTATGCTAAAATTAAAGAAATTGCACCGATATTACGTGGCATGGCTAAAATAGCAGATGATATAGAATATCCAGAAGATATATCTGATTCGGATTTATCTTATAAAATATTCAAAAAAATGCAAGCGCAAAAGAGAAGATGCAGAACATGTGATAATATATATTATGGAGAAGAATGTGATAGAGAAAATTGTATTGGAAATCCATTGACTAAAAAATTATGCGCACATTGTGATAGAGAAATGACTTGGAAATCTCATTTACATCGAATAACTTGCGATAACTGTTACCATTGCCCACATTGCGAAGTTATTTCTCCTAATTCTACCGAGTGTTTAAATATTGCATGCAGTAAATGCAAAAATTATGTAACAAGATGCGAATATTGTTATGGCATTAAATCTTATATTGGTGGACAATTATATTGTGATAATCCTAAATGCAAAAATCATAAAGATTATATTACCCCAATAGCACCAATCAGTGAATCTCCAGTATGCTTGATATGTCATAATAATAATTTAAGACAAAATGGTTCATTAGAATGGTGGTGTGATAATGGGAATCATTCAATTAGCCAATATGATAAATACGGCGCACCAGTAGGACGTAATTATCATTATTTTAATTATTTGCGTGGTTTTCTGGGTGAAATTCGTTTAGAACGGGTGCAGCAGATATCTGGATACGAAGGAGTCCCAATCCCAGTATATGGGGAGAATAATAAATTAATAGGTATCAAATGTGGAGAAGAAGTAATTGCATCAATAGAGTATATTGAAGAAGATAAACCAACAATAAACTGGAGATAAAATGAAAAAAATAATTGCTGACCATTGGCGTGGTCTTGATTTTTACTCACCTAAACTGGACAAAAATCCACATGTTATCATAGTCGGGTGTGGTGCTATTGGAAGTTATACTGCATTTGGCTTAGCACGTTTAGGTGTAAAGAAATTAACATTAATTGATTTTGATACAGTTGAAGGGCATAACTTACCAAATCAATTTTTTGCTGAATCATTAAATATACCAACTGGCATGTTTAAAGTGTCTGTTCTTGCTTCTACGATTAAGCTAATCGTACCATCAGTTGAAATAATTACTATCCCAATGAAGTTCGAACAAGTAGATGTAAAAACATTATATCCGGCTTCAGCTATTATTACTACTGTAGATTGTATGGAAGTTAGAAAAAATATCTATGCTTCAGTTAAAGATTCGGGTCTGCTATTGCTCGATGCTCGTATTGGTGGATTATTCGCTAACATATATGATATCCCGTTGTCAAATCCAAAAGCATCAGAATATTATAAATCCAGTCTTTATTCTAATGGTACTGTCCAAGCATTACCTTGTACTGGTCAAAGTGTTTGTGATGTTAGTATGACGGTAGCTGGTGAACTTGTAGGACGTTACAGAAATTTTGCTATGGGAAAACAATATCCTTCTTTCCACACGTTCCATGATTATAAAATTGGGCAAATGTGGATTCAAGAACTAAATCCAGATTTTAGCATCGAGGATAATCCTTTTACTACAGATGCAGAATCATTAGCGAAAGTAGGCATGTAATGACTAAAATACAAATGCCAATAGATGCTGGAGTTTTATTTGGTATGTACCAATATGCTGGCTATGCTAAACATTTCCATAAATCTGAAATAGCTGGCTGGGCACATTATAGTCAAAATAGAGGCATCTACAAATTAGCACCATTAGTTGAACAAGAAATTACTGCAGCAACTGCCGATACTTCAAGCGCATCAATTATTAATGATGTTGAATACGATATATCCGATATGATTGTACATTGGCATTCTCATGTTGATATGATGCCATCACCTTCTTCGACTGATTTAGAGCAGATAAAAGATACGCTTGGATTGTTTCCTATGTTAATTTCCATTATAGTAAACTGTAAAAACCAGTATTCTGCAAGATTAGATGTTAATTCTATTGGCAATAAAAAATGTTTTTATAAATTGCCTATCGCAGAAACTTATGAAGTTGAACTTGTGCCTTATTATAATGATAAGGTAGTAGCCAAAGAAATACAGAAAAAACTAAAGAAACCGAAACAACCGCTTGTACCAGTAGCATATAAATATACTGGTGCCTATTATTACAATGGGCGTTCAGAAGATTTTGTTGGTGAATTATTTGATATAGTGGATTATATACCACCAACGGATAAAAAGGAAACCATTTCTTCAACAGTATCAGAAATAGAAAAAGAATTAAAACTGCAAGACCAGTTTGATGCTCTTGCGGCATTGGACGAATTGGCAAAACTGAATGGAGTTATGAAAACTTATTTCCCTTCTGGAAATGAAAAAAGCATAAAAGGATTTTTGGTAACTGGTAAAACTGCACCTTACACTTTAGCAGTGAGATTCCTTAATGAAGTTAAAGGCGATAAAGCTATTATTTTCAGATTTAATGGAGAAGAAATATCACCATTAGAGGGTGTTGGAAAAGTAGCTTTAATGTTAAAACAATATAGAGATATAACAGAAAACGAATATGATAGAATTGTAACTTTATTAGGCTAAATGATATGATAAAAATAATTCAAATACTTAGCAATGGTTCTGCCCGTCTTATTGATGAAGATGGATTAATTGAATCAGTAGATTTAGTTAAACCACTAATTGACAAACTGAAAGAAGAAAGGAGGATAGATGAAAAAACAGTAATAAATTCAACACTTGGTTTTGACGTACCAATTACAAGTTGGTACAGTCTTTTGTGATAAAAGTAAGATTTATTTTAAACAGGTATTGACAAACTATTGAAATACCCCTATTTTTATCTTAGCTTTTTTAATTAATTATAAATAATCAATATAAGGTATTAGTCAAATGGCTAAACGAGAAAAAAGAACCAGTAGGTTTTCACAACTAAAAACCTATTATGATATGTATGAACAAGGCATGTTAACAGAAGAAACTGCCAAAACTCATATCCAGTTTGCGAAAGAAAATAATGGCACTGTCATTTTTGAATCTGAATTTGAAAAATTTGCTGAAGAATACAAAGATGATGTTGCATCTGGTAAATTAGACATTGAAAAGTTTAAAAACTTCTGTACCGCAACTGGCGCTTTAAAGAAATCTGGTAGAAAAGAATCTACAGTAGATGGAAGTAAAAAAGATGCGCTCGCCACAACAGAAAATGCAGTTAGAAAAGGATGTACCGACCCAACAAAATATGTCGCATTAGTAACTGCAATCAAAAATAATATTTCTGAATTAAGAAATATCATGCCTAAAGATATTAAAATTGTGTTTTCTGTTTATACTGGCAAAACCCTTCCACAAGAACAAGTTGTTGAAATTCCATAACAAACTCCAGCACGTTATGTAACTAAAGGCAGTTTAACGACTGCCTTTTTTATCTATTCAATTAATTAGTTCATCTTTACTGGAGTTTGGATGATTACCCAAGAAATTGAAAGCACTTTCTATAAAGTGAAAGTCGCTCATGTTTATGCACATCTCAATAAACAGCAATACTTTGCTGGCTATTCATTAGTAATTAAAGACCAAGCTGTAGGATTCTGGGAAGAATTCCCTATCGTTTATGATAACGAAACCATTGTAAATGATATAGCAAAAATCTATGGATTAAAGCCAGAATTTGCATTTAATTCTAAATTATTTACCATCTTCTATTGCCCTTCCCAACCATTCGATATTAATGGCACGAGAATCCAGCCTTACTTAGAAGTGATAAACAGTTTTAATGGTCATGTCTCCAATAAGAACTGTATAGCATTTAAAATTGGACAATCTATGTTTTATACAGATTTAGTATGTTCTAATATGGTAATGCTAATTGACGAAACTAACTGGATTAGTAAACTATTTTCTACTAATTATAATGATAACCGTTTCAGATTTACTTATCCTGCTAAATTAAAATACCTACTACCCACTTGGTCTGCTACAGACAATCTCTCACAAATTAAAGAATTTCTTCCTCTAATAAATGAATGGAGTAAAACCTCATTTATGGAAGCAAGAAAATTATCCATTAAGTTATTTAATCATTTAGGAAAATGAAATGAAAATAATTAAAATAGCTACTAAAGCTGATAACTGCAACATTATCTCCGTTGACAATGGAGAACTAAAATTATTTGAAATGCAAAAAGCGAAGAAAGTAAAAAACGCAGTTCAGAAATCTATACAGAATATGTTACAAATAAATAATGAACTTGTATCTGCGCTTAAATCAGCTACACAATATCATAACTTAGCTTACAGAAATAAAATCGAATTAACTTATACTGAAGTTGCACTTAAACCAAAAGGAAAGAAGAAATGATGTGTTTAGATATTGAAAGCTATCGTGACCAGTTAGACGATAGATATATGAATTGGAAAATGGGTGATATTAAAGCACCAGCTAACTATCAAGACCAAGAAAAGATTGATGCTCATATAGCTTCAGCTAAAGTAGAAGCACTTGATAAACTTGCTTTATCACCATTAACTGGTAAAATCATCTTAATAGGTTTAATGTTCGACAGAGAACCTAAATTTGAGCATACAAAATATTCTATCGGGATGAAAGATGTGTTCCATGTAGCTCTGCAAGGTGAAGAAATAGATATACTAAATAATTTCTGGATGTTGTTTAGCATTTATACTCTTAATGATGTAGATGTTGTTTCTTATAATGGTAAAGCATTCGACTTACCATTTATAATGAATCGTAGTATCATCAACAAAATCAAAATGCCTCGTAAAATAAGTATGTCAGATTATCTATCTAAATATAGACATACACCACACTTTGATGTGTATAACTGGCTTGGTACTGGGTCACTTGTCGAATGGTCTTACAGATTTGGCTTGACAGATTCATTACAAAGAGATGGTAATAAAATTGGTACTTGGTATGAAACTGGACAAATGCAATTAATCATTGATAAAAATTTAATTGACATTACGCAAACAACATTACTATACCAACAAATTAAGGATATGATATGACATTAATAACTCTTAAAGGTGGCGCACAAGTTAGTATGCGACCACAAGATATATCTATTGAATTGCAGAAATTTGAGAAATTAAAAAGTACAGCAAGAAAGATACGAGAACAAATGAAAAGATTAGATGGGAATACTATCACGTATGAATCTTTTGAAATTTTAAATGATGTATTAAAAAAAGTAAATGAATTATTTATCAGTCCTGAAATTGATTTAATGACAAGGGGTTAATATGGACATTAATAAAATATTAAGTAAACTGCAAGATAACTTTGCAGATAAAGAAACACGTAAGAATGCTGTTGAAGATTTTACCAGAGAATCTGGAATACCTTTATATGATGACATCATTGATTTTGCAGAAGAAATAGCCAATGATATAGCACCCGCTGATATAATAGGTAATTTAGATGAAGAAGATATGGACAAAATCATTCTTTGCGTTAAACAATTATTTAATAATGAAATAAAGGAATCTGAAAATGGCTGATAAAAAAATCATCTACGAAGTGATTGGCTCTACTGGTACTTTTGATGATTATAAGCATTGGTCTGTTTGTGCCTTTACAAATAAAGCACAAGCAGAATATCATTCTCTTAAATGTAAAGATGAATCTGATAGGATAATCAACAAGATACACGAATTAAGAGAACCTACATTTATGTATGATAATCTTGTAACTCTTAATAAAGTTGAACCACATGCTCTGGATAAATCATTTAAGTGTGAAGATTCTCTGACAAATTATAGTGTCGTACCTGTCGAATTAGTAGGAGAATAAAATGGCAGAAAGTGATAAAATAGAAGAAGTCAAAGTGGAGGAAATGCCAGCTAATCTTATGGTACAAGAAACTTCTCCTGCAAGTTTGATGCAACTTGCTTTACAAAATAATGCAAGTATTGATGTTATTGAAAGGATGATGGCATTATATGAACGATGGGAAGCCAATCAAGCACGTAAGGCTTACATAAAAGCTATGAGTGATTTCCAATCTAAATGTCCTATCATCAAGCGTAAGAAAGAAGGTGGTAAAACTAAAGAAGGTGTGGTTGCATATAAGTATGCACCTATTGAAGATTTAGTGGAACAAACTAAAGAACTCATATCTGAATGTGGATTTAGTTATTCTCTCAACACACCTTTAAAAATAGAAAGAGAAGGAGTAACTGGTGTCGAAGTAGTAATGATAATATCACATATTGCTGGGCATTCAGAAACATACACCCAATTTATGCCATTTGTAACTAAGACAGGAGTAATGTCTGAACCACAAGTATTAGGTGCTACTCAATCATATGCTAAAAGATATGTATTCCAAAATGGATTTGGTATAATGACTGGAGAAGATGATACTGATGCGGTGGGTAATGATTTAATAGAATCATTAGAGGCATATTATAAAAATCTACCACAACGAGTTCAGTTATTTCTGAAATCAGAAGCATCTAAAATATCAAGTAAAAGGGTATTTGAAGAATGGCTGATGAAGTTACCTACTGAAAGTCATGTTCAAGAACTACAAAAAGTATTACCCAAAATTCATCCATCTAAACAAGATGAATTATGGATAACATTCATCAAACAAAATACAGATACAGTGGGAAAGTTTTTAACTAATTTAACACAATCACTAACACAAGGAGCAACAAAGTAATGGCAGAAGAACGTAATTTTTATGAAGAAACTGGTTTCACAATGCCCGAAGGTGTAGGGGCAATACCAGCAGAAGGTGGTTTTGATTATTATAAACATCCTTCAGGAACTTATCGTGCTATCTTCGGTAAAATGAAAGCATTATACAAAGACCCAACTGGCAAATCTTGTGAACAAACTGATATTGGTGCTTCAGTATATAGTTTCATAAACTATTTGTGGATAACACAATATCTTGGTACATCCACACATCCAGAAAAGAAAGACGTACTTGTAGTAAAAGAAAATGAAATAACAATTCCACGAGTTGAAAGAACTGATGAATTATATTTCGCTAATTTCATTTCTTATCTGCCTAAAGACCAGTGGATGGTACAAAAGAAATTTGAAAATTTTATGATACCTGGTCATGAAAAACTTCGGATAGTACACCCAGACCCATCAAACCCATCTCGCAAAATGACTAACTTTAATCATTTCCCTCATTACTATGGTTTTACTGTTGAGTTTAATTTAGCGTTAAGTGCTAAAAATAATACTTATATTGATAGCATCAAATTGCTCACAGACAAACCAAAAGTCACTAATGAAGTGGTAAGGGAACTTGAAACTAATGTTGACGCTCTCATCAAAAATGAAATAGAAGCACGTAAAGCTAAAAAGGATGAAGGTTATAAGCCATCAGCACCACCAGAAGTAACTGATTTTTCTTCCTTTACTACTGGCTCGGAAGCCCCTTCTAATGATGGATTAGATGAGTTCTTAAATGGCTAATCCTAAAATGATAAAACTTTCATTTGATAAAATATTTTCAATATGGAAGATTTGTTATTTAGAAAATCCAGCAGAGAGAGTGAAGTTGGATAAACTGGACACTTTAATAACTAAACGTATGTTAGTTAATTTCAGTGAGGGAAGCCAGTTTGTCCAGCTCACTCAATCTGAAATATTATATATAAAAAATTTATATGAAACGCTCATATAAAGAATGGAGATTAAGATGCCTCTTGACAATAAGAATCTTACTCCAGAAATGCAAGAATTATTGATAGGATTACCTCTTGATGAAGAGTGCTGGAGAAAAAGTTATGAGTTACCACATTTTACTAAGGTAACTATGTACGATACTAAATGTGTCAACTGCGGTTTCAAAAGATTGATGGTGGGTAATATGAAAATGGAGACTTTACCCGAAGCAATTAATGTTGCCCAAGCATTAGGTGAAGATTTGATACGTTCTTGTGAATATCCTGGAGATTTACAAATAGTAAATGGCAAAGAAGTATATCCAACATTAACAGAAATAGTAATTAATGGTTGTAGATTTTGGGATGCTAAAAATATAGAGGATTAATGGCGAAGCAATACCCCAATTCAGATTTGCTTGAAAGGGCATACGTTGTATGGATGTTCCATAATAAAGAGTTAAGGAATAAACATTTAATGAGTACCTTACCAGGCATATTTCTTGACCCGAATAAAAGATTGCTTATGTTCATAATGCAGTCAATGAATGAAGCAGATGTAGAAATAACAATACCAAATATGACAATGTATTTACAATCTCAAAATGCTTCTATCACTGCATTTCATAAAAAACATAAAACAAAAACATTAAATGAGGAGCAAATAACTAATTTAGTCATGGATATGGAGATAACGAGTAAGACCGACTTATTCGATACAGCTTATTCTTATCTCCATACGTATGCTTTTGCTCGTTTTGTAGAAGATAGATTGGAGAATATGAAATATTGGAACTCATATCCAGGTGAATATAATGCTGCTATCATAGCATCTGCTAAAGCTATCCCTAAAATACATGACATATTAAAAGGTAAAACTGGTTCTCGTCAGAGCCAACTTGAAGAAACAATGCAGATGGTCAATTCAACAGAAGAATATATATCTACATCATCTACTGAATTAAATCGTAATATTGGGGGGTTCACTCGTGGTTATGTAGCTACTTTGATAGCTAAGTCTGGACATGGTAAATCATCATGGACAGATTATAATGTAGTCCATACGTTACTCAAAAAGAAAATAGCTTCAGTAGTTATTATATCTCCAGAGGAATCTTCGATAACTCGATGGCGTAGGATTATTGCAATGTTATGCGATATACCTACTACGCAAATGAGACAAAAATCAGCTCGTATTACTAAAGAGCATATTGACAGAGTAAGTGATTTATTACAAGACAGATTGAAAATCTATGATAATGTTTTTAAATATAAAGATATAATAGATTTAATGCAATCAGTTAAATGTGATAAAATAGTATTAGACCACATGCAAGCAATAGAATATCCTGGTACTGGAGATTTTATGGCTCGTATGATAGGCAACATACCTGGATTAATAGACACAGAAAAGAAAATAGCTAAACAGAAGAATAATGTAATACTGAATTTATCACAAGTTAATGATAAAGATATACAGCGTTCTGATAGACTGATAAAAGCACCACGCTATTGGGATGCTTATGGTTCCTCAGTATTATATCAAGCATCAAGAGAATTTTTAGCTCTATGGTATCCGGTGAAAGATGAAGAAGAGGGCAGTATGGTAACTGGTAAATGGACGATTAATGATATGATAATGAATGTAGAAAAAGCATCTTTTGGTGGTACTGGGAAAATTAATTTACACTTTGACCCAGATAAGAATACATTCACAGATAGAGCTAAAACTAAAAATGTTAAATATGATTATGAACCAGCAAAAGAAAAAGGACTATTCGGTGTATAATGATGTGGAAACTAAAGCGTGAGCGACAATGGAAACAATTTTAATAATTATAACAGTATTGGTATTTGCAAGACTGATTTTATACCCAGAATTAATCACTTGGTATTATGACAGGGAGGAAAAGCGATGATAGCGAATCGCTTTGAGTTTTTAGTTATAATTTTTTTGGCAGAAGGAGAATAAAATGAAAAAATATGAAGGGATTATTCAGTTTGTTGTATTGACAGTAAAAGTTACTGCAAAGAATAAAACAGAAGCAAAAAAGAAAATTAAAAAAGTATTGAGCGAAAAGATTGCATCTAAATTAATTGATAAACAGAACTTCTTTATTGAAAAATGTTAGCCAAAAAAAACAATTATAACAGCGCGGCGCATAAGCAGTTGCGGTAACAACAATTTAACAAAATAGGAGATAAATATTATGGGATATGCCGAAGAACAAATTAAAGACTATATGGATAATTTAGACCAAAATTATGCCGAACATTACGAAAAAGAAAACTTGCCAGAAGATGAAAGCAATCTGCTTGATGCGCAAGTTATAAAGTTGCTTGCGGACAGGCATATAAATATTATTGAATTAAAACATCTTATGAATAAAGTTAAGCGTGTTAAAATAAAAGATGACCTTGAACGAATACTAATAAAAGATTTGGGCGAAAGTTACGACAGAATTGAAGATAAAAATTTTATAAACAAATATGCTGGTAAAATAGCGAACATTTATGAGTGGTGCGGGGATTGGTGGATATTAGAAGATGACAATTATATTATTACAGAAAATTGCTTTGCGAAAATTTAGCAAGCAATCTTTATAACAGAGTGGCTGGTAACTTGCCGAGCGTAAATTTTATAAATAAAAATAAGGATTAAGAACTATGAGTGAAGAAAAAACCCAAATTGACCGAGCGAGTAGCGAGGTCAATGTTGACCAGCAAGTTAGGCGGAAATTTCTTCCGGGTGATTGGATAAGTATGTTCTATGGATTTGACAGAGAAATATTTTATGTGCTGAAATATAATTCCGAAACCGGGATCGTTATTATTGGTAATCCGAAATGGTGCGTAAGCGATTCTAAAACGATAGGGATAGAAGAACTACTTAGTAGAAAAGCAAAATATGTTTGTAGCACACGGCGGAACATTTTGAGATATATATTTTTCCCGGTGAGGAATTTGATATGCCCGTTTTATAAACCATTTTCCGCCTAACGGTGCGGTTTTTAACAAGCCGCGACAAAACAAAATAAGGAATTAGAGTTATGAAACCAGAAATTTTATTAGCAACACAAAGAGCAATGGAAGAATATTATTCCGATCCTCAATTGATGAACGACATGACGGTTGAACAACATATAGCTGATTGTATTAGCGGTCTTGTTGAAAAACTTAGTTATGCAAGCCCAGCTTCATCGGGCGTCCAAAACGGCGGACAATATATACCTAACTTGAAAAATATTTGGCAAGTAAGACAGATAAAATGCGGTAATGATAATATAACAATGATAGTGGACACCACAACACCTAATGATGAAATTTGGTTTGTTGATGCAGATGGACATACACAAAAATTTAAGATGACCCAAACACCATAGCCGTTTTGGTGTATAACGGATCAGCGACAACCCGCCGAGCGGGAATGTAAACTAAAATAGGAATTGAGAAATGAACGAAGGAATATTAAAATTTATTTGTGCGATTACTGGACATGACGAAGTAACAATTAAACAAATGTTCAACGATTGGTTAAAATCCCCTTCATCAAAGACCGACCGAGCAAGTGAGGACGGAGTTGGTTGCGTAGTTAGTTTGCCGAGCAAAGGAAATAAGTGTTGCGAACTTTGTAAACATTGTAAGGTTGATAATGATATTACTTCTGCATCAAGAGGCGATCACCTTTGTTTTAACAGCAAATCTGATTGCTACTATTTAGGCGAGTTAAGAAATATAAAGTCTTTTTATTGTTCTGAATTTGCGAGGTCAAACTAACGTAGTTGCGTTTGTGCCGTTGCGGAAACATTTTATAAAACTAAATAGGAGTAGAAAATGGATATTGGAATTTTATTTGCCAAATACTGCGATGTGAAAGATTTACAAGAACCACATCAAAACGCATTGAGCCAAGATGCTTTAGTGAAATTAATTGAAGAATATGAAAGCAATCGGCACGAAACGCGAGTTAGCCAGAAAAATGCACCAGGGGGTGGGACACAATTATATTTTATCAGTTATAGTTTCTGGCAATATACTTATGACGATAGCAAACTTGAAGGGGACACAGTGGAAGGTTTTGAGAATACCGTTGAAGATTGCCATATAGAACGATTTGAGGACGTTGAAGCGTTAGAAGATAAATTGAGAAAACGGTTAGGATATGACGGACTGACCATAATTAATTACATTAAAATTAACTAAGCATTTTTTCGGGCTAACGAAGTTGCCACTAAACTGCAAACGGACATAAAAGGAAGAACTATTATGGAAAATAATTCAGAGACTACTAATAAAACTCAAATTGCAACAAACGAAAGTTTGTCAGATTTGAGTGGCTTGTTAGCTGGCGACCGTATTTGGTTTGATGAAGAAAAAAGACCATATACGATTAAAGCAGCGAACAAGCGATTTAAGGTTTGCACAAAACCATACAACATTAAACACACTGTAATTTATACAATCGTTGACTTGGACAGACAGATTAGAGGAACTGAAAACTTAGTTTTTTGTATGGGGTTTGAGAACATAAAGTTATGCAAAGAAGCATTAAAAAGATTAGAGAATGGCGAAAGCGAAGTGAGCAGTAGGAATAATATCCCATTAAAAATATCTAAAACGGAAAGGTCGTCCAGCTAACGGTGTGGCGTTTCACCGGATTGCGAAAACAAAAAAAATATAAGAAGGAAAATAAAATGGGAAATGTGAATAAAATTTTAGTTGATATAATAAATAACATTGACAAATACGAGAAGCCATTTATAGCAGAACAATTATTTGTCGTCGTGAGAGAACTCAGCAATTCCGGTGCAAACGTATGTTATAGCGAGGGCGCAGTTCAGCCCGGTGCGGTTGCGGAAGAGAAGTTAATTTTTGATTGGAAAGAGGGCGAGTTGATAAGCGGAGACCCATTATTTTATTTGGATGATTGTCATGGAGTATCGGTGGACAATTATGTTGACCACATAGATATTAAATTTTATCAACGCATAAAAGAGAATGGGAAAACTTATTGCCGGGTTACAAAAAAACATACTCTTGATGTAGCCAAATTAGCAGAGGCACTTAAACTTTTAGAAGAATGACAGCAACCGCATCGCTATAACGAAGCTCCGGCTTACCCGCCGAGCGACATTAAAAACTAAAATAGGAATTGGAAAATGAACGCACAAAAAATAGTTGATCATGCAATAAAGAAAGGTTACTTGGTTGAGTGCTGCGGTGGATGTGGCAAAACATATAAAGCGGATTACGATTGTGGTTGCCCCGCTGGTTCAAGTTATAAATGGAATCCAAATTTGATTTTTTTGCCGACCGAGCAAGCGAGGTCGGTTGTAGAGCCGGAAGTTAAACCGACTTGCGTAAATTGTTTCTATGCAACCACTATAAAGAATGATGACGTAATTTCTTCTATATGCCATTGTCAGATAAGTCCTATTTGTTGGATGCAAGAAAAAGAAATTAAATACGGAATACCTATTACCAGAATGCGAGAATGCGATGGATGCAATCATTTTAAGAAAGCAAGTTCGGTTTAACATATAGCGGGCTAACTTGTCTGCGGAAAGGATATTATGAGTTTTGCAATACATAAAAAACTTGGCACAATAAAAGAAATACCAAAACACGCAGAGGGATGGATGAATAACGAATGGGCTGTATATGACAAATTTCCCACAGAAGAAAATTATTTTGAGGCAATAGCAGGTCAAGTTGAGCCCGTAGTTATTGTGAAAACGGCGGGGAGGACATTATTAGACTACGCAAAATCGTGGGCTCAAAGATATAATAAGGATGGTAAAGAAAAGGAAGAATTAAAGATAAGTTTTGTAATAATAGCTAAACATCTATTCGCTTTAACCGATAAAGAATTATTAAGGTTAAAACACAATAGCCGTTTTTCAGAATAACAGAGTGGCGGTTGTGCTTTTGCGGAACAGTTTTATAATAACAAATAGAGGTTTAACATGACACACGAAGATTTTGAAGAAATACTTAATTGTAGCGAATGTAGCACTGCTTTAACTGATAATGATTGGAGCGAAACTTATTCGGTTCCTCTTTCAATGACAATTAAAGAGATAAAGAGTTTGAGCCAAACATTAAAAACACATGAAACGTTGCTTAACAGCAACAAGCACGAACCGCAAGTTAAACGGATTTTGGCGGATGTGGAGAACCAAAAAACAATATTGAAACTATTTAGTTGCCAATGTGGCGAAACTTTACTGATAGGCAAACCACATACTAAAATTGTTAATAACCATAATGAACTTGATTACCTTGAATGTAAATGCCCCGATTGCGAGATGGGGTGGAAAGTAAAAATAAGTTTTACGGAAATATAAGCCAAAATTCCGTTTAACTATCTACTAAGAGGCTATTAAGCCTAAGTTGTTTATTTATAATAAATTATAAGTAACTTTAATATTAAAGAGTATATATAATGGGCAAACGTAAACAAATAGGTATTAAGTTACCAATTATGCTAATAAGTATTATTGATGAAATATCTATCCAGCAGGCAAAATCAAGAACTACTTTTATTGAAGAAGCAGTAAGAGAAAAATTGAATCAGCTTAAAGTGAAGATTCCAACTAAGTATAAAGAGCCAATATATTATAATTCAGTTGAAGATATACCATTTGAGGAGTAATATGAAATGTACTGCTTGTAAAAAAGAGATAGTATTCTGCTTAACTAAAAATGGTAACCGTATTCCAGTTGATGCTGAAACGCTAAGCGAAGAAGACAAATTATGGTTAATTAACAGACCAAAAGAAAACTATAATGAGCTGCTACCATTTAGATATGGAGAACATATTGCTCATTTCGCAACTTGCACTAATCCAGATTATTTTAGAAAGGAGAAAAATGATAAATAATATTAAAAAGATTCTTGAAGAAGTGGAACAAGAATATAATCGTGCATTAGAATTACATGGTAATTTCAATTCTTATCACGAAGGTTATGCAGTTATACTCGAAGAACTTGAAGAACTTTGGGATGAAATAAAAAAACGTATTCCGAGTAAAACAGAACTACGTGAAGAAGCTATTCAATTAACTGCAATGGGATTAAAATTTATTACATTAATAGATGGAATTAAAAATGTTACACCTAATAAGTAAAAAAGACCCAACCAAAATGATGTTAGTAGCATTATCAGAAGAAGATTATGATACTATGAAGATTTTATGGGATAAAGGAATATTATTTGGTGCATATTCTTTCCAACATCTTAATAAGATGGAATCTAATAATCCTAATTGGGATAAATATAAAACACTCATAGAAAAATTTCCTTCTGCTAAAGGCATATTACATGTGAATATAGTAACTGGTTTCGCTAAAGGTGTCCAATGAAATTATACTATAAGGAAGAAGGGATAAGAGTATATAATGGCGATTGCAAAAATATGTTTAAAAATTTGCCAGATAAATCTATTAGACTAATATTCGCAGACCCACCTTATGGGATTAATTTAGAATACGATTCTCCATTTATAGACACTCCAGAATATTATTTGGATATGACCAATTTATTATTGACCGAAGGATTACGAGTAGCTGAAACAATGGTAATAACACCTGGTGGTTATACTAATGTTGAAATTTGGAAACAAATATGTAGAGAGAAAAAGATAGACTGGTTTAGATTTTGTTGGTATAAAGGTGCTATGCCGCATAGAAGTAAGGTTGGATTCGCACATTGGGAAGAAGTTCTTATATTTGGGAAGATGTATGCTGGAATCCCCGATTATCTATATATTGCGCCGGAGGGGAATAAACAAGGTCATGCTTGTCCTAAACCAGTAGGGTTACCAATGTTTTTTATAGATGCATATACTAAGGAAAATGATTTAGTATATGACCCATTCTTAGGTAGCGGTACGACATTAATAGCATGTAAAATGAACAATAGAAAGGGGATAGGCACGGAATTATCGCTAACATATTCAGAAATATGCGCTAAACGTATATCTGAAACTATGAGATTTGGTAAAGATAATGATGAAATTTTTAATCAAACAGATTTATTTAGGAGTTAATATGGACAAACAAACAATGGATAAATGTTATAGTTAGCATATTATTAATAATAGCTATGCTGGTAACAATATATTATTATAAATATAAAAATATTGAAAAATATATTTGTTTATGCATATGTGCAGTGCTTGGTTGTGCATTAATTATTACCACTTTATTTGGCATTCTTTATTTAACTAATCCAGAGTATTATGCATTTAAATCTTTAATAGGAAAGTAATATGGAAATTAAAATTACAATACTCGGTGAACCTTATGTAAAGAAGAATGGCGTAAGACATTCTATGTTTTATAAAGATAGAAATGGACGTAAAGTTCCAAGAGAACATCCGGTCACATATTATTCTGAACCATATAAAGAATGGGCTAAGAAAGCTATCATAGCTTGTGGAGACTTTAAAACTAAACATCATGCAGAATATGAATTTCCTTTAGATGGCAAATACAATCTTAAATGTTTATTCTATCTGGACAAAGACAAGAAAGTAGATTTAACTAATCTAATGGAAGGTATCCAAGATGTATTAGCTGGTAATCCAGGTATAGATGTAGCTGATAAATCTTATTATCAAATATTGGCAGATGATTCTACAAGATTCATTGGCTCAATAGATGGCAGTAGAGTTATTTGTTTACCTTCCGAACCAGCAAGAGTAGAAGTAACTATAACTGATTTTAAATGGACTATATAATATGCTCCTATTTCTTCCCCGAAAACGGCTTCCAAATTTGACTTATACGGGTTTAGTTTATCAAGTCAATACTTATATCAAGGTAGGCAAACAAATTGAGCCTTGAGGCTATACGGAAGAAATTAAGGCAATTTTGATAATATACCCAAGAGATTTTATGAGCACTGATACAAATAAGTCTTTTATCGTAACTAAGTTACTTACACATATAGGTAAGGACATTAGGACTACCACAAGCAAAGTGTTTAGAGTGGGTGAAATAGTAACCAAAGATGTATTGTATAAATATTCTGCTGATAAAGGAATGATTATAGAATTACACCCAAATATAATATTTATCATGGACAATAAAAAAATAATCCATCTAATAGCTAAGGAAAAGAAATGAGAACTAACTGGAAAATAATATTATTATTAATCATCATAGGAACATTACAATATTTTTTAATTAGATGGATATTCAATTAGGAGAATGAAATGAATTTAGAAAATGAAATGTTTGAAGCAAGGATTAAAGATGATGATATGTCAACAGAATCTATAATCAATCTGCATGATGCCATCCGCATTGCTAAAGAGTATGCAGAAAAAAGATATAATCAAGCACAATATGATTTAATTATAATGATAATCCAAGATATGTTTAATGCTTGTTCATTAAATCTTCCTCTTGAATATGTGGGCAATCTAAAAAAGCAATTAAAATCTAAACTTGCAACGGAGACAGAGAAATGAAAGAACTGAAAGAAAAGTTTATGAAACAATTTAATTTATGGACAAAATTAGAATTTGAAGGTGAAGAAAGTTTTACTACTTGTGATGAAAATGTTTGGCAATTCATCGAACAAAACTTCATATCCAAAAATGAATTTATCGCAATAGACCAACATCAGTTTATTGTGAATGATTTAGAGAAGCAATTCTCCGAAGCGAAAAAACAAATCAACACAATACAAGCAAACCTTATACGAAGAGTTGATATAATATTAAGTGAACCAGATGGGATAGTAAGAGAAATAATGATAAACAATTTATTAACAAATTTATTTTAATTAATCCAGAAGGAGAAAGTATGAAATTACCAACATACGAAGAACTAAGAAAAATGATTTTATTAATGACATCTAAAAATGCAAAGATGAATGATGAATTAGAAAAACAGAAAAAGTGAATAAAGTGAATAAATAGAACCTATCCGATGTTCAATATTTTTGATCATAACCCCCTCTATAAACCTCTAAGTAAGAGAGACTGGTACGAACAGTCAATCAGAACTTAGAGGCAATGAGGGTAGAACCACCTTAAAATAAAGGTGCGCCCGTCTATCCTATATGCAATGAAACACTTCGTAAACCTTTCAGAGAATCAAATCTGTTTTGGAAACCTTGTTGATGGGTGTGATTAAACTTAGAGGTCGCACTTATTGATGGGGACAGTTTGGGTGCATTTTTTACATCAACATTTTCATTACTATCCACTTTATTTTCTTCACTTCTGGGCGGAGAAGTTTGCGGTATAAAGTTGTTTCTAAGACCGTATTTATTTTTAATAAACATATTGCAAATATAATATTGAATTTCAATTTGTCAATAGGTGCATATAAAAAAAATAGCCACTCTGTTTAGAAGTGGCTATCTCTACAATAGATTCAGTTTATAGTCAAGAAGTTATCCCAACAGAATCTATTTAGGTTCATCAACTATTTTGATTTCCACTTTCTCCTTATTAATTAATATGGAATTAACAACTGCTACATATACTTTAAGATATGCTTCTGTAGAATTAATTAACTTAAAGTCTTGTTCTTGTTTCCCTAACAAAATACAGCCGGATGTGTCTTCGTCAGTATTACCAATATGGATATAGATAAACTGGAAATTAGGAACATTCTGCAACCAAAGCATACCTTCATGAATACCAGGAAATTTCTTAGCATACTTCTTGGTCATTTCTCCATTCTTCTGCAACTTAATTTCATAAGTTCCAGCCGGAATACGAGTTTCGTGCATTACTTTTACTTCTCTTTTCTCGTCCTCTAATGTAAAACACAACTTATTACCATTGATATACAACTCGCCTACTGTCGCATCTTCATTAGATTTTCTACGGAATAATTCTAATAACATTTATTACCTCACCAGAGAATATAGCTGATACCAACACCTAAATACCAACCGAGTTTAAACTGTTTATCTGTATAAACCGCACCACCACCTAACTGTATAGCTGGTCTAATACGTCTCCAACCTTCAATCGGTTGTGGTACATATTTAATCACTTCTTTATCTTGATAAACTGTATTAGTAATTTCTTTAGTTTTAATATCAGCTTGAATATCAAAGATATCATAAGGCGAATAGAAATATGAAACCGCTATACTATTGCCATCTTTGTCTAAATGAGTAGTATCTGAAGAAACAACATAAATATTATTACCACCAATATGCAAAGTATCGTGCTTAATAACAGGTACTCGTATCTTGATAATGGTAGGCACTTCTTTAATGGTTGTTTCAGTAACGACAACTGGCTTAGTAGATTCATATTTAGGCACTTGTAATTTAAATGATAAAATTATAATAACTGAAACTAATAATATGTTAAGCAACCAAGAAACTACTTCAGATAGCTTCATTATTTTACCTCTGTTTTACCTAATTCATTATTAGAATTAGTGAAGAAGTTCTTTAGCAGATAAGCTACGCCAGCACCTAAACCAGCTAATCCCAATGTACCTAATTCAGCAAGAGTAGGTAGCTTACCAGACTGTAATGAAGTACCAAGTCCAGTGATGACAACTGTTAATACTGCTACTAAGAAACCTTTTGCTACATCTTTCCAATTAAGTGAAAATAAATTGCTCATAACATCTCCTTTTATTGTTTATGAAATAAGGCAATCAATATGCCTATAATCGTTAATAAATTTAATAGTGGCAACAATAAATTACCTAATTTTTGCCATACTTTACCAGGTGTTTCTCTTTGTTCTTTAAGTTTTTTCATATCAACATAGAGTTCACCTATTAGTTCAGATGCTTTACGATGTTCTGTTTTACCGTTAATAACAGGTACAGTAAAATCATTACCACGTTCAAGCAAAACTCGTAATGATGATTCAATTTTTTTAAGACGGTCTTCGTGCAATGCACAAGTTATTGGTTGTTCTCCCATTACAAATCTCCCATCAATTATATTCCATTTATCTGCTCGATTAGTTTACTTACATTTATTTCTTCTGTATAATACCAAACATCTTTCCCGTTTTGTCTCGCCCATTCATTCAGTTTTTTACTCTGTCCAAACTTTATCCAAACAATTAGAAATTTATTCAAGTAAGATTTTTGAATGTGTTTCCAAGTGGATAACTGATTAGTGAATGGTATCTGTATCCTAAAACCAAAAATATTCCATATCTTCCGATAGCACGTATAGGTTATTGGGTTGCTTAGTTTGTCAAAAGCATCGTCTGTTAATTCACCAACTACACAGTTGTATTTCTTATACATCACTTTCCAAACTTCTGGCGTGCTTATAGGCTCGTCTTCATAAAGAGTCAATTCCGGCGCTTGTTTGTAAAAAGATTCTATTTCGGTCATACTGCCCGACAATTTCTCTCTATGCAATAAATAAAAATCAAAGTCATGCTGGTCTCGAATAAGTATTCTTAATTCTTTGTCCAAGATTGCTCTCTGAATACGCGAATCACCAATTAATCCTCTATTTATGCAAGCACCTATCATTTCTGTTCTTCCTTCTTAGGTTCAATCTTTCCAGCTTCATCATATTTTTGGTCATAAATCTTTTTCAATTCAAGCGCTTGTCTGTTATACTGTTTCCACAAGTCCGCAATACGTTCATCTATATCATACTTTTGGGCTTTGAATGGTATAACCAAGTCAACCGTCTTTTGATAGAGTTTTTGTGCTTCCTTCTCAAACGCCAACTGTATCTGTGCTTGTTTCTCGTTTGGCTTTACTTCTTGCCCAAACACGTGGGTTGAGCTAATCAAGATGGCTACTGCGATTAATAAAATAATTCTTAGCTTCATTGCTTATCCTTTTTATAGTTGAAAAACCCTTCTAATAATTTATCTGCTTCTTTACTATCATCTGCCCCATCATAAAACATATTTTTATTTTTTAAGAAAGTGAATCCAGCATCAAACCTTCCGGTTTCATCAAAAGCATCCAGCCCTTTGCTCATTAGATAATCTGTAATCTTTGAATCTTGTTCAGTCAACTTCTTCCCAAGTTCAAGCAGTTCTTCTCTACTTTTACCACTTATTTCGTTTGGCATTCTTTACTCCTTTAAAATAATTTCTTAACACCATTGATATAAATGATTATCGCAATTATTGCAAGAATCACTACGCCTACTAATATTTTCCAAAACATGTTATCACCTCTATTATTTTCTTTGTCTCGTCCATGTGTAAGAAGCGGCGCTTGTAGTCCCGTCTGACCTCGTTGCTATAAATCCAGTCGCGGTTGCCGTTACGCTTAAAACTGCTTCTGCTGCCGTTACGGCTGTTATGTAAGTAAGTGTGTAGATGTCATTTACAGTTGCGCCGCTTACGGTTACTGTGTCTGTCGTTGCGGTAGTTGTAAAGGCATCTGTACCACTCATTTGCGCGCTACCCCATAGAGAAGCACCAACCTTAAAATCATTATCTACATCAAATCTATCTTCATCTTCCATGTAGGTGATAGTGCCTTGATTGGTTTCTCCTTGCAAGTAAATATCATAATCAACACCAGCAGCACTTGAACCTATTACTACTCTTTGGTCTTTCAAATCCATTATTGCGGTAGCGGTTCCAGCATCATTTGGCGCACTAAGTCTTAAATAAGGATCAGCACCGTTATTAACTTGGATAGTACCATATTGCGGTGTGGTTGCGTTATCCGCCGTTAAAGTTATTACGTAAGAATTAGCAGACGTGCCTGGGTCAAGCAAAGAAAGATTTCCCGCTAATCCCGTTGTTCCGGTTACTGTAAATTTATTCCCCGTGCCCGGGTCGGTTGTAGAGCCAACAAAGAACGAACCGTTCTCAGTGTTGAAATAACTATTTTGTCCTTTTCGTGTTTCTAAATTCCATCTTATATTGCCATCCACGTTTTTGTAATATGTCTGGACACCGCCGGTCGTAGCCGTTCCATCATAATACATTCCGCCTCTTGAATTGCCGGCTAAATCCTCAAATTGTAACCAACTCTTGCCACTCTTTACTCTTGAAAGAACTTGCCCAAATTCATCAATCGAGTACATCAGTGTATCGCCATGATTGTAAAATCGCAACATATCTTCCAAGCTTCCAGTCGCTTGTCTTCCAGAATATATAGAACCAGTGAAAATATCCGATAATACATTTATCATGGCTGGCGCTGGTACGGACGGTTCTGCAAAAGGGTATTTATCTGTGCCATACACTACTAAGTAATCATTTATTCGCATTCCTAACCCACCCGCTCCACCTATCCGTGCTACTTGCGTCCAATCATTAAAAATTCCAATCGGCTTTTCCCAAAGAGCTAATCCGTCGCCGGAAAAATCTAACATAAAATCACGTCCACTTGTAGTATCTCTCCACCAATGACCTCTCGCGTTTCCTAATAAAGATTTGAAAGCCGCAACTGAATCGGCGGACATGTTAAAATTAAAATCTTGCACCGATGCAACTCCAGTCAACGCTGGTGCGATTGAATATACCAAATTCCCCGTTCCGGTAGTACCGGTAGCACCGCCAAGATAATTAAGTTGTGTTCCGGTAGCAGTAATTGCAACGCTATTAAACGTCCATGTCGTATTGGCTAAGTGGTTGGTAATTGTTGTATCGGTATAAAGGAAATTCCACCGATTAGCAGTAGCACCTAAATTACCTAACTGATTCCCGAAAGGGTAAATGTTGTACTGAGCCTTCGGTGTCGCCACTCCCGAACCTAAGTCAATCCACAACGGATGTCTTTTAATCTCATCTTGAGCAAGTAAGAAAGATGAAATAAACAGAAGTAATAAGAATATTTTTTTCATTTTCATCTCCTTAATAATTGTAATAAGTTACTCTAACATCAGTCGTAGCAGAGTCAGAGATTAAATAGACTTTGTTGAGATTAGTAACGTATATGGTAGCGGTATCTAAGTAGCCCAATGCGCCTTGTCCATTAGCGGTTGTTACACTTCCGTCAAAACCATAATAAAGTACCTTACCCGCACTTGCGTTCATTATCGTTACCTTTATACAAGCCACCGAAGTACCAGAAAGTGTGTCGGCGGCAACTCCAGCCGTGAATGTTGAGTAACTTGGCAATGAATAAGAAACTGACCTTGAAGTTTGTGTGCCATTAGTCTGATTAGCTTTAACATCAACCTGAGTTGCTTCTAACGAAAGAGCCGATGTATTCAAGTTCGTCCCAGCATTAGCTGTTACTGTTCCATCAGTTCCTATGTAAACTTTATTGGTTGTGCCTGGAGTGGTTTGGTCTATCCCAACTTGACCGATTATTGCTGTCCCACTTGGCAGACTTTCACCAAATTTAATATCACCTATATAAGTTGCGTCGGTTATGTCTGTTGCTGGTGTTACTGAGAGAGAAGCTGATGATAGTTGCTGTCCTAAATTCCCCGCAGGCAAGGAAACAATATCCACGTTGCCTATGTTGTTATTACCGGTTGGCAGTGCATCAACAATACCCTTAACAGTTACGGTGTCTGTTGGAGAAAGTGTAACTGAAATCGTGGGTTGGTCTGTAGCGAGAACTACTCTTTGAGTTGTAGCGTCTGCATTACCAGTATTTGCAGAAACATCTGCCCCAGCAATATTATTATTAACATTTAAGTAATTCCCATCTACTGCGTTATCTAAGAGGGCTAATGAAACCGCACTCTTAGTTATTTCATCTACTATTGAATCAGCATCCGCCTCAATATTATCCAAAGACGTGTTCATTAATGTTACCATATCAACGGTAGAATCTGCTTCTGCTATTTGTGTGGTTTGATTTGCCGCAGTAGCTGCACCAGAAGGTAAAGCAGATAATATAACATTAGTTTTCAGATACCCATTATCATCAAGTGTAAGTTGTTGCCCTATATGAAGTAAAGTAACTAAACTAAATGTAGTCTGTGCAGTTGTAGTATTAGTATATTTAACTTTAAAATACGGTGCTATAATGGGTAATGTTAGTTTAAATATAGTACCTGTCGTATAAGTGGTAGTAACGGAATCCATTGTTCTATAAGCTCCAGTGGTTACACCTTTATCAGCCCAATAGATTTTTACCCCAGATGATGCCGAACTTTGGTTACTAAGAATTGATAATGTAATGGAATTATATCCCGTTGCATTACGCCAAGATGTAGGTAAGAATATTCCAGCGGAATCCAATACTACATCAGTAGAATTAACTACATCCTTTGTACTTACTGATTGTCCATATGTTATACCAGCAAATACTAATAAAAACAACAACATCAGTTTTTTCATTTCTTCTCCTTAATTAATTATCATTTACCTAAATATTTATTCCTAATGGATTGCTCTCTTTGATTTTGTATTTGTTTAATAATATATGAAGGACTTTTCTTTTTAGCTATTTCTAATTGTATCTCTGCTACTTTTAATTCACCTCTTAAAGATACATCACCATCCATTACTAATTTTTTCAAATCATTAACTTCTTTCTGTAACTCTCTTATTTCTATTATATCTTCATCTATTTCCTCTTTAACTAAAGGTTTAATAACAGTAGGTGCTAATCTCTTTAATGTACCAATAGCCTTAGATTCACCTTTTTTACCATAATCAGAATCTTGTTCATATACGCTACCAGAACCTGCTTCTGATAAAGCTATTGATAATTCAGTTACAGTTTGTGCGGCTGGTATTAAATTTTGTGTTTGTCTTGCCCAATATTCACCCTTCATAAATCCATAAGCATTACTTAAAGCATCTGATAAAAACTTCTTAGTATCATCTGGTAACTCATTCAGTATCAACACAGCAGAACCTAATGTAGTTATTTCTTTTAATGATGCTTTAAGATTAGCTTTATCTTTCATAGTAATATTGTTCTTACCCTTCCAAACACTTTCTACTAATCTACCAGCAGATATAATCTTCTGTACTTTACTTTCTAATACTGCAGGAACCCATAATCTAAACTTCATTGCTGATTTACCTAATGTAGTTCTTACTATGCTTGGACGCATACCTCTATGATAACCACCTTGAGCTGCAGCCTTACCTTCAAGTATTTGTCTATCTCGTGATGCACTAATAATCTTAGTTCTAAATTCTTCTGGTGTAAGTTTACCTAAATAAAACTGTCCTTGTATGATTTGTTCACCAGCAGAATAGAACTGATAAGGTGATGCTACTGCCTTAGCTAAATCCGTTCCACTTCTTTTCATATCCTTAGCAGTTAAAGTCTTATCTAATAAAGGTACATCTACTATACCACGTTCAGTTAATATATCAAATCCTTGCCCAGTACCTAATCTTTTAGTACCTATTGCAAGTTCTTTAGCTGTTATATCTTTACTTGTAACATTCTGTAATACACCACCTATCAAGTTACCTAAACCACCAGTAGGATTATATGAAAGGTATCTAATACTTGCTACATTATTCAATATATTCATTGCAGTTTTAAATTGTTTATTACCTTGCATACCCGTATTAAAATCTTCACCAAATAATTCTTTCAGATAATTCTTAGACCAAGTTGTATTATTAATTAATCCAGCATTATACATTGCAGTTTCTAATCTTCTAACAATAGGGACTACAGGTTCTAAATGTTTTTGTAATGTGAATATATCTATGTAACCTTCTAATCTCTGCAGTATATCCATCGTTGGATTTTCAGTTCTACCGAAACGTGTTAAACTGTTAGGGTCAAACATCTTATCTGAACCAAAATTATTAACCATATTATTAACTTCTTCTGGGTCAGCTTTCTTCATCTTCTCTTTCAATGCATCCAATAAACCAGACTTTCTGTATGCTTCAACTAAACCTCTTGGTTTATGTGGTAAATCATAATTACTTTTAATCTTCTCTTTAAACTGTTTAGCTTCATTAATAAAGTCTTTCAGTACACCTACAAATTTTTCTTCAGCAGAAGTTAAAGTAACCTTCTCACCAGATAATGCTTTGATAATATTATCATCATATCTACTACCAGTTGACCTTCTTGATTCTTCGGCTAATGTAGTAAAATTATTAGTTAGTTTAATCTTCTCTATTTCAGCAGTTCTACCAGCTTCAAAATATGTTTGATATATAGCTTTTAATATAGGCACTTCTTCAACTACTTGGAATGGTATTCTAACATTATTAATTACACTGGACTTTAATCCACCTTGTGATTGTTTCTTTAGATTCTTATATTCAATTAGTTCATCAGTATTTAATATCTTTCTACCAGTTTTAGATTCTTGTATCTTCTTATTATGCAATTCTTCAAATCTATTCTGTTGTTCTGGTGAATCAAACATAGTCTGCTTAACTGCTTTATTAAAATCTTCTTGTGATGCTTTCTTATTGATCATCTCTCTAATATTAGCAGTAGCATTCTCTACCATTAATTCTCTACCAGCACGTGTAAACTTACTTGGTATAATATTCTTTTCAGAAGCATACTTTAATAAATCTTGTCCAAACTGGTTTCTATCATCTTTAGCTAAACCTTGTGTCTGTAACCATACTCTTTGTAGATGTGGTTGTATAGCATCGCCATATAACTTACTCATTTGTGCAGACCAATCTTTAAAATCACGAGTACCTTCATATACTAATCTTGCACCTTGTGAAAGTACATTCTTAATAGTTTCAGTATTCTCTGTGAAATTAGATTTCATATTCTTTAATGAAAAATCTGCTGGTAATAATGTAGCACCAAAAGTAGTTTCTTCTGGTGCGGCATCAGTAGGTTTGACTTCTTCTACTGGTTTTATTTCTTCCTTTTTATTCAACGACTTCCAGTTACCTTGTTCATCTAATACAGATATACGTCCTTCTGCGAATGCTTTGCTAACTTCACCAGCACCTAATTGTTCTACAGCTTTATCCCAAGATTGTTTATGATTAATAGCCTCTGGTGCTGAATAAACCTTATCATCAATCTTAATAGATTTCTGTGCAATATTTATTGGTTTATCGTTTAATTCGGTAGATGCTTCTTTGATAATATCAGTAGTATTAAGTTTAGTCTCAGTTGGAATTTCTTCCCCGAAAACGGACGAATTAGAGGGCTTAGGTTGTTCGGTTATACTTGAACCAATACTTTCTATTGGCTTAGGGACTATCTCTTTACCTTGAAGCTCTGTGGAAGAAATCGGGCTATTATTAGGCTTTATCTCGGTAGTAACTTTCCCGCTTTTTATAGCTTGCCCTAAATTTGAGTTATCTGCAACAATTTTAACTTCTTCTAAAGATGGTAAATTAGAAGTAGCTTTTTCTGCATCTGGAATTAATTTAGTATTACGTCCTTCTATAAATGCTTGATTATCAGATAAGGTTTCTTTAAC